GTCGGTGAAAGTCATGTCCACCAACTCCTCGCCGAGCAAGGCCTGATAGTCATCGGCCTTGGTCGCATCGCCGCAAATGAGCTTGTGCTCGCCAAGCACCCAGATGTCACCGGGCTTGGAGATCGGTGTCTCGGTGACCTCAGGTACGGCATCCTCATCGGTCAAACCATCTTGACTCTGTTCTTCGCCTGCAATCAAAGCCTCCCACTCCTCGGTGGAAAAGCCAGTGAGGCCGAGGTCAAAGCCCGCATCCTTCAGCTCGGACAACTCGATGCCCAGTAGCTCGTCTTCCCAGGAAGCGTTCTCACCGATCTTGTTGTCGGCCAGGATCAAGGCGCGGCGCTGGGTGTCGGTGAGGTGCTCCATCGGCACCACGGGAACCTCGACAAGGCCGAGTTTGCGAGCAGCCAGCAGCCGACCATGGCCGGCAATGACGTTGTTCGCGCCATCGATCAGGATGGGCGCACCCCAGCCGAATTCACGAATGCTCGCGGCGATCTGAGCCACCTGTGCGTCGGAATGCTGCTTGGCATTGCGCGCATAAGGTATCAACGAATCGACCGCGCGGTATTCGAGTTTGATGGGCTGCATGAGGACCTGAAATGAAAAACCCGCCTCGCAGCACCTGGGTGCATGGGGCGGGTTTGAAGGGCAGAAAACAAAACGCCCACCGAGATGAACTGGGCGGGCGTGATTTGAGTTATTAGCTGAATCGTATCTCATCGATATATATCGGTCAAGCACTTTCAGCGTGAATGTCCGTAGTGAACTGCGAGCACCGCCAGCGCGCCGACCAGGATGCCTTTGGCCTCGTATTGATTGAGTGCTCGACCGTTCCAGCCCTCCAGGGCGGACCACTCTTTGACGCTTCGACCCAAGCCGGCCACATGCCAGACAGCGCAGCCGCCTGGGCTGCTGATCCCTCCCACCGCGTCGAGTGCCTCATGCATGCGTTTGCGCGCCCATACCACCCGCTCGGTCATGCTGTCCTTCCACTGCCCACCCGGAATTCGGGTCAGCGGCGGAGCACCTGCCGGGTCCATTTGGGCAAAGACAAAGGTTCGGTTGAAGTCCTGACCGGCATCGTGCATTTGTGGCGTGATCGAGCCATTGCGCAGCAAGATACCAAGGGAGTCTATGCAGCGGAAGTGCTCCGTGCGGTAGCTCGTGCCCTCTTCGGAAAGGCTGTTCCACTCAGCAAGCCGACCACCGGCCAGGCGAACGACGCTGCCGTGCTCCAGCGGTTGTGTGACCGGTTTTTTAGCCATGACGGGCACCTCCCGCACAGCGCCCGTTGCCCTGCGCCAATGCCCAGACCAAGACAGCCAAGGCGTCAGCCTCGTTGTCATCGGCCACCAGGTAGCCTCGGGCACGCACAGCAGAAACCATCTCGGACTTGCCAGCGTTTCCCTTGCCGGTCACATGGCGCTTGATCGTGCCCACGGGGACGCCTTGGTACGGGATCTTTTGGTGCTCGCACCAGCTGGTCAGGGTTGCCAGAAAGCCGCCATAAGCGTGCGCGGCATCGACTCCAAGGTGACGGCGCACCTCCTCGAAATAGACCGCGTCCAGCCAGGATGCAGCGCCTCTCGGAGCCGTCGTAGCCAGGAGTTCATCAAGCCAGCGACGAAAGCGCAGGTAGCGCATACCGCCACCCTCGAATCGCTGGGGCTTGAAGCTGACATAGCCGTGGGTGACCGAGCGATCAGGCAGGCTCAGAGCCCAGCCAGTCGTGGTGCCCAGGTCCAGCGCCAGAACGGCTTGGGGTGTGGCGTTGGGTCGGGAATCTTGTGGGTGATGCATCGGGAAAGTCCTCCAAGGGTGCGAACAAGCGCTCGTGCCAACTTGTTCAAGCGACCTGGAGGAGCTCTGGCATCGCCGGGTCAGGGCTGATGCGGCTCCCTCATGTCCGTTTCTGATACGGCTTCGGGGAAGTCAAAGCGGCTCACGTGGCAGTGGCCAGGGCCGGCTTCAATCTTTCATCTTTCAACGCCAAGTGCATGGGCCTTGGAGTAGTAGAGAGATATTTCAATATTTATTTATTTCAATCTAGTTCTCTTTCTCTCTGTCTCTGTCTGGGGGGCTTCGCGCGCGCGAGGCTCTAGGCCCCCACTTTTTATATGTGTATCTCTAGTGGGGGGTTTGAAAGATGAAATTACTGAAGCAAGCCCATCCGGGCGCCACCCGCACCTCATAGGACCTTGATCCACTGGGCCGGGCGACCCTTGCTTTGCAGGGCCATCATCTCGATCAGCCCGGCCTCAGCCAGGGTGCGCAACACGCCGTCGCGCTGGCGGTGATCCATGAACTGGGTGCGCCTGGTGAAGTCGCTCTTGGACATGCCGGCCATGCCCGCATCCCGCAAGATCTGCATGGCCCGCTTGTGGTGGGACTCGACCTGGTTCTCGGAAACCCGGGCTGATGCCTCACGGATGGTGAGTTCGGCACAGTGACGCGAGAGCATGATCCCCCACTCGGCATCGTGATCCTCGATCTGGGGGTCCACAGGGTCACGCGATACCGCTCGAATGAGCGCCAGCTTGGTGGCGTTCTCCTCGATCCGGGCCAGGATGGACGAGTACCCGGTGCCTCGTGAGGTGCGAAGGCGCGCAACCAACTCCTGGTCAAGCTGGCGGAAGGTGGCTCTGGCTTGCGGAGTCATCGGGACCACGCGAGGGTCCACCAGCACCTCATCGATGGCACCCACATCCGTGAGATTGCCGTTGAGCTTGCCCCCTCCCTGGTGGATAAGGATCAACCGGTCAATCAGGTCTTGGGGCGGGTCGATGACGCCAAACGCCTCGTTGCTGTCCGGAAAGTCGTCCTCGCTTTCCATGATCAGAAAGCGGGCCAGCGATCCGTCTGCCACGTTGGACGCCTGCAGCGCCTGCCAAAAGTGCAAAGGCGTTGTGGTGCCATAGATGCAAGCGCATGGCTGGTGAATGGCGCGGTGGGCGTTGTTGTGCTGGGTGCTGGCGTACTCGACCCCGAAGTAGGTGGTGCCCGAAGTGGTGTAGAGCTCGGTCATCAGGTCCAGGATCTCGCAGACATAGCGCGGCGAACGCTTGCGGTCGGCCGCTGCCGAGAGAAACATCCCGAACTCATCGAGTTGGAACAAAATCGCGGGCTGGCGCTGGATGGCTGTCAAAAGGCCTGAGCCCGATGCGATCTTGTTGCCACCCAAGTACTGCAGCAGGTTGGCCTTGCGGAACAGCTCGTTGATCACCACACGGCTGTGGTTTTTGCCGGCACCACTCTCGGCGATACCGACCACATAAAGGTTCGACCGGATGTTGCTCTCGGTCCGGTACTTGCGCCCCATCAGTGCCCCGATCGCACACAGGCTCGCACCGAGGGCGAGCACTGGCTGGGGGCGTTTGGCTGTGGCAGCCATCAAGGCCATCATGTCTGCGATCACACCCCCCACCTGATCCCAGCCGACCGGCATGGGCTTGGGTGGAGGCAGTGAGATTTCCTGCGGCTCAATGGAAATGGGGTCAGCAGCTTGCAGCGCCTGCAGCAGCTCACGAGCCGGGTGGTGCCCGTTCATCACGATCTCGCCGTTCAACTGCATTTCGGCGTCGGGCTCCCACCCGTTGTCCAGCGCCAGCTTGTAGATCGTGCCGGCGCCTATGCGCTGGGGGGCAAAGCTGCGCCAACTGCGTGCCGTCGTCTTGGGGTCGTTCTTCTGCGAGCTTTCGGACCATGCCTCAAACAATGGCCAGCCTTCATCGCCCAGCGCCCCCTTGATGGCCATCCCAATACGGACCCAACTGTCGTAATCCAGATCCGCGTTGACGATGTGCCTGAGGGCATCTCCAACAGCCTCATAGGTGCCACGCTGCTCAGGCAGGTTGGCACACTCCATCGGCGCACGCAGGCCGACGCCCAGGGTCTTGGGACGCAACTCGGCCGGAATCAAGCGGTACGCCTCCTTGGCGAACTCCCGAGCCTGTGCCTCCGTGATCCCAGGCAAGTCATCAGGGCTCAGGTCAGCCAAGGTGCTCACTGGCCAGTCGTAGGGCTTACCGGTATCGGGGTGGATGCCATAGGCGATGAACTGCTGGCCGACCCCAAGCACCTCGATGGGCGGGTACTTGAAACCGGAAAACGGCTGCACGGCTCGGTAGACCAGCAGGCGCTTGGGTGCGTGGCCAATGCGAACCGCAGGTGTTTCGCCCAGCATCCGCTTGGCCAGCGCCTCGATCTCCAGCGCGATGGTAGGCGAATCGAGGATGTCGATGTCAATGCCGATCACCCGGCCCGCGGCAATGCCAATGCCCGCTTCAGGCCAGTTGCCCCAGATGTCGACCTCGTTGTCGGTGGTGTCACGCTCGCAATGCCGGCTCCACTTGGGGTACTCGTGCCAGGCGCCAAGCTTGTACAGCCCAGGCTTCTTGGTGTTGGGTTGAATCGGCAGGATCGGAAAGCCGCGATCGACCAGGGTAGCGCCCAACTGCGCCATGTAATTTTTGTTTGTCATGGCGCTCCTCAAAACGGTGGGTCATCGGCATAGGCCTGGCGAAGAAAGTCTTGAAATGCGGTGACGGCCACATCGATGAGCGTCGCCCACTCCTGTTCGGACCAGCTTGCGAGGTCGGTCTTGCCGATCTCCTCGACATAGGCGCCTGCGCTCATGCCAGCAGCTGCCAGCGCATTGGCTTCGTGTTTGTTTGGATCGATCATTCCCTTCAACCTTGCAGTGATGTTTTGGCAGCGCCGAGAGCATTGCTTGCTGTCTGGCGCTTCCACACGGATGTAGCGAGGTGCGAATCCATAGCCGCGGGCGTCGCGGCGGCAGATCACACACATCATGAAAAACGGGCTCCGACGACCTCGGTGTAGCGCCCACTCGGGCGAACGGCGATCTCGGAGGGGCAACGCAGCTTCGTTGAACAGGCGATGGCCTCATCCACTCGACGGGGCAACGGCAAACCCTGGGCGCGGTTGGCCCACCAGGAGGCAGCCTTCTGGCGCGGATAGCCTTGGTGCTCGATGCAGATCCACTCGCTGTGGTGCGTGAGCCCGCTCCAGTAGTCCACGCGCAATGAGGGCGGTTTGCCCGGTTTGTCGTGGCGGGCGTATGAAACACGGTCGACTGGAACCCACTCCGACTTGCCAGAGGTCAGCACATCCAGGTTGCTGGCTTTTGCGTCGATCTTGAGTTCGGGTGGCGGGAACACATGCCCGCAATCGGGACAGGTGCGCACCGAAGCGTGCACGATGCTGTCGCACTTGGGGCAGGCTTTCGTCGGCGCCACGCCTTCCTCACCGCCCTTGGGGCGCTTGGGCTTGACGGCATCGATGGGTCCGTGGCGGGCGATATTGCCGGCGAAGTCCAAGACCAGACAATCGCTCTTACCAGGTGCCAAACGACACCCCCTACCCACGATCTGGACGTACAGTCCTGCCGACTTTGTCGGGCGCAGCATGGCCAAGAGGTCAACGCCCGGGGCGTTGAAGCCGGTGGTCAGCACATTGGCGTTGGTCAGGCATTGAATCCTGCCGGCCTTGAAGTCATTGATGATGGCCTCGCGCTGGGCACCAGGCGTGTCCCCGACGATGGTCTCGCAGGTCACGCCGCGAGCACGGATCGCGTCACGGACATGGTAGGCATGGTCCACACCCGCGCAGAAGATGAGCCAGCTTTTGCGGTCCTTGCCGTAAGAGAAGATTTCGTCAACGGCTGCCTGTGTAATCGAGTCCTTGTCGACCGCCGCCTCCAGGTCTTTGGCGATGAACTCGCCGCCACGAGTGCCGACACCGGTCAGGTCAATCTGCGTGGCCATCCGCTTGGAGATCAGGGGCGACAGGTAGCCCTGGTCGATCAACTCACGTACCGACACCTCATAGGCAATGTCGGTGAAGATGGCGTCATCGCCTTCGTGCAGCAGACCGGAATCCAACCGGTACGGCGTAGCAGTCAGGCCAATCACCTTCATCTGGGGATTGAGACGGGCCAGGTCCGACAGGAAGCGGCGGTACATGGTATTGCTCGACCGCGGAATCAGGTGCGCCTCGTCAATGAGCACCAGGTCACACTGCTGGACGTCATAGACCCGCTTGTGGATCGACTGGATGCCGGCAAAGAGGATGCGGGCATGGATGTCACGCTGCTTGAGTCCAGCCGAATAGATGCCTGCGGGGGCTTGCGGCCAGAGCTTCTTGAGCTCGGTGTAGTTCTGCTCAATCAACTCACGCACATGGGTCACGATCAGGATGCGCTGATCCGGGAATGCTTTGAGCACACCTTCCACGAACATAGCCATCACCAGTGATTTGCCGCCAGCAGTGGGGATCACCACCAGCGGGTTGCCGGTGTCCACATGGAAGTAGTTGTAGATGCCTTGAATGGCACCGCTCTGATAGGGACGCAGTTTCAGACTCATGCTCGTGCTCCGTAAAAGGTGTTCGCATACTTGTTCATACCGGTGTCGCGCCAGCGATTCCCACTGGCGAACTCGTACTCGACCCAGTCCTCGCCTGCGTCGACTTGCTGGCCCGGCACCAGAGATGGAATAAAGAGGTGCATGGCGCAGGCTGCGCGCTGATCGGCCTCAGTTAAACGGCGGTCGTGGCGCGCGCAGTGCCACCCACCATCGACGGGTGTTGCATGCAGGCAGGTTCTGCAATTGATCTCGGGGGCTGCAGTCTCTGCTGCACCCGCGTGGCAGACCGGTGCGTGGTCACACATGCGGCACTGGTACCAGCTGGGATCGGTGCTGATGCGCGATGGTGGGGTGGCAGCGAAGATGACTCGCTCAGCCTTGGCCAATAGGCCCTGCGCAAAAGTCGAATCTGCCTCGACCCTCTCGACGTAAACGTCGTCGGTGTCCTTGCAGACGGCCAGGTACATCGCACGGGTCAAGCACATGAGGTGCATGTAGGTCTGCATTTGAGCAAAGTGCAGCGGCTTGCTATCGCGCACCTTCCTGGCCATCAAGTCGTTGAAGCTCTTGACCGAGTGTGTTTTGAACTCCAGCACGTGCCAGGTCTTGGGTGCCTCCAGCAGGTTGATGGCCACGCCATCGAGCGAGCCACCAAAGTGACCGCCGTGGGCTTGAACCCGAAACTGGCGACCCGTGTCCGGATCAACTTCCAGGACGGTCGCGCCGGTGCGGCGCAGGTTCTGAACCAGTCGGGCTTCTTCTAGCTGACCGGTTTCAAAAAGGCGCAGAAGGCGGCCAGGATGCCGAGCCCGGGTGACCCAACGGAAATCAAACCAGAGGGCGCGCTCACATTCCTTGCCGATCAACGACGCGCCAAGGTGGGCACGAAACCCATCCCCAGCGTCGGCCTCGTAGGCAGCGAAGATCGCCTCTCGGGTGAGACTGGTGATGCTGGGCAATTCAGCCATGCTGCACCCCCTGCTTGGCGTGAAGCTCCCGGGCCCGGGTCACCGCTGCCTGCCAGCGCTCATCGTCGCAGTCGGCACGCAGCACCTCAATCAACGCATCCTTGAACCGCTCCCGGTGACCACCAGGCTCTGCCGCGTTGAGCTTTGCCATGTGAGAGGTCAACTGCGAGAGCTCCTGCTGCTTCAGGCGCAGCGCCGTCTTGGCCCGGTGGAACCAGGTGGCATCGAGCGACTTCTTCTCTGTCTGGCGACGGATGTCGGTCGTGGCGATCTGGATCCGGATGGAGGCGATCTCATCTTGAAGGGCGGCCAACCGCTCACGGCAGCCCTGCAAGGTGCTGGGCAGTCGGACCGGCGTGGCCGCTGGAGCGTACTCATGCATGCGCAATGACTCCTCAGGCGTGACGCTTCCAGGGCAGCCCGTTAGCTGCTGGTGTCATGGTGGGTGCTACTGCGATCGGACGGGCAGTCTCTGCCTGGGGTGGCTGAAGGAAAGCCGGGGTGGATGGAGCCGAAGCACCAGCCGAACTGGCTCGTGGCAAATAGCGGATTGAGTTGGACTCACCGTACAGACCCTTGGGCGGACGCACCCGTACATCAAGGGTGATCGGGACCAGATGCAACTGCTCGGAGTTGCTCACCTGCATCTTGCCCACGGCGCGGCAAATCGACGACAGCGTTCGCTTGGCGATTTCTACCGTGTCTGGATTGGCGTTGACCAGATTGAGCCGGTCGAAGAGCTTGCGGCCGGCGTACTGGCCCTCAAGGATGTCGACCTCCAGATAGAGGTATTGGCCGGTGCCATCCTTGGTCGGGCGCATTTCGCTCGCGACGATCTGGCCGAGGTACTTGCCCGGGGGCAGGACGTCGTAGTTGCTGCTGGGCGTGACAGAGGATGCGTCAAAGGTTTGTCCGAATGAGGCCATGGTGATTACTCCTTTTTTAGGTGCGGGTGGTGGTGGAAGGGATCAGGGTCGAATGCAGGGTTTCGGGCATAGCCTGCGCAAAGGCAGACCACTCAAGGGCAAGCGTGTCGGGCAGGTCGTAGCGGTTCTTGGCCAGGAAGGCTGGGCGTTCGACCGTGTGAATCACACGCTCGCCCGAACCCACGGCACGGCTGACCTTTTTGTTGAAGCCGACGTCCGCCTTGACGGTGGAGATGCGGTAGTTGGCAAACAGCACAACGTCCGAGTGCTCTTGCAGCAGTGCCGCTGCGCGGGCATGGAGCTTGATCACGTACCTGTCGTAAGGGTCGTGCTCAGGCGAATCGAAGCGCTTGATGTCGGTGTGGGCGATCTGCACCACGGTCATACCGCGGTCGTCTCGAAGCGCGTTCAGGCCATCTATGTACTGGCGCCAGAGGTTGAGCGCCGCCACATAGCCCTTGCCGTATCCGGCGTCCTCAATCGAATTCCAGCCGTTGTCACGGCAGGCCTTGGCCCAGACCAGCGGTTCGAGCCAGTCCACGCTGTCGATCACGACCGTGGCGAAGTCATGCTGCTCGGTATAGAGCGCAGCGAGCGCCTCCATCACCTCGTCGAAAGTCCGCGACAGCGGGAAGTTCGGGGCCGAATTGGTGCCCAAGCCGTCTTCGGTCTGGATGAACACCGGTTTGTTGGCCTGGCCTGCGAAAGTGGTCTTGCCCACACCGGCCACACCGTGGATCAGGATGCGCGGGGGCTTGGGGGCACCGGCACGGTTCAGTTGTGCAAGGGTGATAGCCATCAGACGCTCTCCCCAAATTGACTGTCGTTCGCTGCCTCGGGCCCAGCACCGTCCACGATGCGCTCGAGCTTGTAGTTGGGCTTGCCAGCCTTGAGGGTGCGGGCGGGTTCAAACAGCTGGCGCACTGCAGGCGGCCAGGCGCCGTACTTGGTCTCTGACACCTTGACCTCGATGCCGACGTAGTGCTCTGGGTCCTCACCCCACTTGCGCAGTGACTCCACCGCATCTTTCAACTTGCGCTGGTCGTACTCGACCTTTTTGGGCAGGTCGGCGATCACCGTGAAGCCGTCTTCGGCAAAACGCACCGTGCCGGTGTTTTTGCCTGCGTCCTGGCGCAGTTGATGTGCACGTTCGCCGAATCGGCTGTGCAGTACGCCTTGCAGGAACAGTTTGTAGTGACGCACGCTGTCTTCAGCGGCTGCCACGCGCTGGATCAGACGGTCGAAGTCGGGCAATGGAAGGTTTTCAAGCTCTGCCATCACAAAGTTGCCCACCTCGTCGAGGGCATCGGGTTCAGGGATCATGGGGGGCTCTCTTTCTCAGTGCTGGGTTTGCGGAGTGGCGGTGTTCACGGCGCTTTTGCGCAGGCGGTTGCGAATCTCAGGAGGCGTCAGGGTGCTGGCCGAGCGCACCGCGATGTAGCGGTAGTGCCCCTCGTCAACCTTCAGGCTGAAGAGGTGGATCAGGCCCAGCTCGCAGGCGATCCATGCCCGGCGCGCAAGGGCGTGCAGGCGGCCGCGGTCCTTGGCAGCCATTTCGCTGCTGGAATCGGAACGGTCCAGAATCAGGAAGCCTTCGTGGTACTGGATGGACTGGCCAACCAGGGCGTTTGCCATCCAGTCACACAAGCCAGCCTCCGTGAGGTTTTCTGGTGGCACGTACACCGGTGGGGTGGCGATGCCAGCGTTAACGCCCAGACCGAGTTGGCTGCGCGTCGTTTCAACAATGGGTTTTGCGTTCAACATCAAATCTCCAGGCGTGAGTTGGCCCACCACCACCGCCCAAAGGGGCGCGGCGTTTGCGGTTCGTGAAGGTTCTTACCGGGCGAGGGGGCTGGTTTTCTCAGCCACCCCGCGGTCGGTCAGGCAGCCGGCCGGATGCCGAACATGCGCAGGTGCATGCGCAGGTCGTCAACACGGCGGTAAAAGGTGGCGCTGGACATGCCCGAGGCCTTGGCGGCGGCCGGTACGTCCTGGTGCGCGGCGAGCAGATCGAACAGGCCACGCTGCTCATCGCTCATGTAGGCCAGCGCGGTCACCACATCGTGGTGGGCGTTGGAGTCGGAAAACAGGTCGCTGTCGTCGTCCCAGCATGAGGACATGCCTTCTGCTCTGGGAGCGTCATGACCTTCCATGCTGTCGTCGTTGGCGGCCGGCAGGGACATCGTGAAACCGTGGATGGCACGGTCCATGGCCACGACCGCCGTGGTATCGATGTCCTCCGACTCGGCAAAAACCATTTTTTGCCTGTCTGCCTTGCGGGCGTTCAGGAAGTCAGCGGTGGTGTGCGTGGAAACCAGGCCTGTGAATGTGCCCGGCGCACCGCGTGTCGGGTCATACTGGTCTTTGCGCCTGTAAATATCGAACAGGATGTCCTGAATCAGGTCGTCACGCTCAGACGAACTCAGTCCAGCGGTCACCGCTGCCCGGAAAGCACGCGTTTTGGCAGCGTTCACGGCTGCGCTAAAGAAGGGGTCGTTGGCGGCAGTGCGACCAAGCGCTTGATGACCCTTTGCCTGCTTTCCAAGCTTGGGCAGGCCCGAGGGTGTTGTGGCTTCGTTTTCGGTTGGCGACATGTTTTTTCCTTTTTCGTGTTCTTGAACATGCAGCCATTCCACCGGAGTTGCCCCCTGAAATCACCGCAATTGCGTTTCGGCTGACCGCAGTTGCGGTAGCCACGCTCGTCTGCTGCTCACTGCCCGAGGCTCTTTTTCCCCTCGGCAAACTTCTCCTCCAGGCCACGCTTGGAGATACCAGGCTTACCCTCGTGGTAGGCCAGGATCTGGTCGATCACCGCAGACTGGCTGCTGAAAACGGAATGTGGCTTACCAGCGGGGCTCTTGCCCAACAACACTGTGACCATGGCGCCAATGATGTTCAGATACGTCATGTGCGCCCGTGGCCCCGGGTCCTGCGGCTTGTTCAACTGCTCAGCCAATGCGTCCCGTTCGGCAAGTAGCTCGTCTCGTTCGGTGCGGAGCTTTCGGTATTCATCTGCGGCTTTTTCAAGTCGAGCACGTAACGCGTCACGATCAGCTTGCAGTGACCTGTAGGCATCTGCGTTGATCGCCGAATGGGTGTTGCGCTCGATGTCGTCAAACAAGAAAGCGGGCTTGTCAGACGGGAACTGGGCTGCAATCCAGTCCTTGAGGTGCTGGCGTGACACGTGTCGACGCTCGTTGGCAACATGCTCATCGACGACCTTGCCGTTTTCCCGGCTGCAGGGGAGCAGGCCCTTTTCGATCGCGTCGTGGATGGCCCGACACCGCGGCTCAAGGCACTTGATGTAAGGGTGCTTGTAGACGCCCCGGGCGGTCTCTGTGCTGATGCTCAGACTCTCGTCGACATCCTCGGGGGGAATCCCGCACCACAAAGCCGCAGCGACCGGCACGCGGTACACCGTGAAATAGGCTTGGACGGCCTCACAACTGTCGTTTTCCCATGGTTTCTTGTTCATCTTGTGCTCGTTTCGTGTGTGCGCCGTTGCTGGCATTGCGTTTGAGTTTTGACACTGGTTGCCTTGCTGTAACCGGACTTATGCCTCTTGCTCTGCATCCGGCTCCGGCTGAACTGGGGGTTGCATGTCCTTGGCGCCGATTTCAATGGCCCTGGTACGCAAGTCCCTGAAGGTGTTTTCCTGAATGCGATCCTTCAGGTTCCAAACCACCTTGTGTGGGTTAAAAAGCAAAACGTAGTGGTATGGACCTGATGGACCTTCCTTGGCGTCAATGAAACCAAGTTCAACCAAAGATTTCATGCGATCCCTCCAGGTGCTCATTGCCCGCTCACCGGAAAACCCCGCCTCAACGGCCAACGTCGATGGGTTATCGATCACCAGCAACGAGTGGTCGAAGGTCCTGCACCACATGACAAAGTAGGCGCTGCCCGCCGGCTTGTTTTTGGTCAGCGCATCGATGATGTTCATGACCAGGGGCATGGTTCGGGGAATGGTTGTATATCCGCTGACCGCCTTGCGGTTCCAGAGCATCTGCTCGTCAATGTCGGGCCAGATGCTGTCGCGCAGGTCCTTGGCCTTCTCTTGGGCCTTGGAGATTTTTTTGGCGGCGGCGGCGTTGGAAGTGCTCATGTGGTCCTCGCAAAAATGTTTATCAGGTGCCCAAATTGTAGGTTTGGCGCAACCAGATTCGCAAGGAGAAAAGCACCTCAACTTGGCCCAAGTGGACGTTTATTATTGACAACTCAGATGTTGAGTAGATTATTTTTCACGACATAAAACCTGATCAATTGAAACGAAATTTACAAATAATTTTGAAAAATCTTTATTAATCAATGGGTTAATTGTTTTTCGTTGTACTCAATGTACTCAGTTCATCTTGTATCCATGTAATCTTTGTCATCGCGTGCCGAGCCCAGGTCGGCACGCGATGAACTTGAGGTGCGGCTTTTTGATGGTGACAGCCCGTTGGGGCAGTCCAAACGCATGTCAGACCTGCTGAGAAATGGCAGGCCCAGGGCCGGTATGAACCTTCATGCCAGCACGTACCCCAGCCCCCACACAAAAAAAACCCACTGAGCGGTCCCCCGCGGCCACCGTGGGGGTCATCCTGGCCATGGCCGTCATTCGCATACACGACCGCCAGGATGGACTTGATAACCTGACCGAACAGAGCGTTAGTACGGGGTGTCCTGACTACCAAGGAGAACCCCAGTGACTGAACCCATCGTGGCCCGCGTGGCCGCCCTTAAAACCGCCAGTACCGCCGAGCTCAAGCAGATGTGGCGGGACCTCTTCCACCAGGACGCGCCCCCGTTTAACCGGCGCTTCCTTGAGACCCGCCTGGCATACCGCATCCAGGAGTTGGCCTACGGCGGGCTGAAACGCGAGACTGCCAAGCGCCTGGAGCTGCTGGGTGAACAATTGGACGGCGGTAAGAAGGAGGTCCGGCGCCGTCGCCTGGACAACCGCCCCATCGCCGGAACACGGCTGATCCGCGAATGGCAAGGCACCCCGTTCGAGGTCCTGGTGGGCGTCGACTTCTTTGACTACCAGGGGCGACGCTACAAGTCGCTGTCTGGCATTGCCCGCGCCATCACCGGCACCAACCGCAACGGCTGGGCTTTCTTTGGGCTGGGCTCGGCAAGGAGTAGCGCATGACGGCAGAGCGACGCCTGATCTGCGCCATCTACACGCGCAAATCCACCGAAGAGGGGCTGGACCAGAACTTCAACTCGCTGGACGCCCAGCGGGATGCCTGTGAAAACTACATTGCCAGCCAGAGATCAGAGGGCTGGCTCATGGCTCGGGAGCGCTACGACGACGGAGGCTTTTCCGGCGGCAACATGGAGCGACCGGGCCTGAAAAAACTGCTGGAAGACGTCCGCAGCGGCCTCGTCGACATCATCGTCGTCTACAAAATCGACCGGCTTTCACGCTCACTTGCTGACTTTGCCAAGCTGGTCGAGATCTTTGATGAGCACAAGGTCACCTTCGTATCGGTGACGCAAGCGTTCAACACCACCACCTCCATGGGCCGGCTGACGTTGAACATCCTGCTGTCCTTTGCCCAGTTCGAACGCGAGTTGGCTGGCGAGCGGGTGCGCGACAAGATTGCTGCCTCACGCCAGCGCGGTATCTGGATGGGTGGAATGCCACCCCTGGGCTATGACGTTTCAGACCGCAAGCTGATACCCAACCCGGAAGAGGCGAAGGTCGTGCGGGAGATGTTCACGAGGTTCGCTGCGATGCCCTCGATGGCCACGCTTGTAAGAGACATGCGCGCCAGGGGCGTCACATCCAAGTCGTGGACCACCGGCAAGGGAATTGAACGCCAAGGCAAGTTGATCACCAAGGGCTACGTCTACAAGGTGTTCAAGAACCCTGTCTACATCGGCATGGCCGCCTACAAGGGGCAGCAGTACCCGGGCGAACACAGCGCCATCATTGATCAAGAGGTCTGGGACACGGTGCAGGAATTGCTCAAAGCGGGCGACAAGCACGTTAAGGGCGGCTGTGGGATGCGCGAAACCAAGGCGCCGTCCATGTTGCGCGGGTTGATTTTTTCCCCAGAGGGCCGGGCCTTCACGCCTGGCTGGACCAGTAAGGGTCCCAAGCAGTACCGCTATTACATCAACACCGACGCCATCAAGCTCGGCAAACAGGCCTGTGAAGTTCGGCGGGTGCCGGCGGGTGAAATCGAAGGGGTCGTGGTCGAGCAACTGCGTGGCGTCATGAGAGCGCCGGAAATCCTTGCTGCGGCGGTCCGTGAAGTCACCTTGTCTCGACCAGACATCAGCGAAGCCGATGCCATCCAGACACTGCAGTCGATTGACCAGGTCTGGGACAACTTGTTTCCGGCTGAGCAGGCCTGCATCGCCAAGGCGCTGATCGAGCGGATCACGGTGCGCACAGACGGGATCAGCATCAAGTGGAAGTCCACAGGCATGACCAAACTGCTGCGAGACACGGTCCGGCAACAAGCCCACAAGGAGGCGGCATGAGTCTGGCTGCGCAAATGCCCGAAACAACCCACATCCCGATGACCTTTCGACCGCGGGGCGGCAAAACGGTCATCGTTCTACCGGATGGGTCGCGTGGGGTAGTACGCCGCGAGGCCACGATCGACAACACCATGATCAAGGTGATTGCGCGCGGGTTCAGATGGCAGCGTCTGCTTTACGACGGGACCTACGCCACCATCGAGGATTTGGCTGCAGCTGAGAAGATCAACCCGTCCTATGTGAGCCGTATCCTGCGGCTGGCTTACCTGTCGCCGACAGTGGTTCAAGCGATCCTTGAGGGATCGCACCCTGCCTGGCTGACTATGAAGGACCTACTGGAGCCGTTCCCTATGGACTGGAAACAGCAGGAGAAGAAGCTCCTGGCTCAATTCCGAGTGGATTCTTTAAGGGCGGCATCCAACGCCGTCTGA